GATCGCTTCGACCAGCTGGAGGGCGCTCTGAAAAAGGCTTGCCCCGACCTGCCCGATGAAGCCAAGACCACGGTGCTGCGCGTGATCGCCGCCGCCCGCAATGAGTGGGTGCGCGAAACCGCCCAGCTGGTGGCTGAGTCGCTGGACGAAATGCTGGCCGCCGATGAAGGCGAGGGCGATGTGGTGGATGCGCTGGAGGATGCGCCCGAATGACGACGATGCCGCCCGTCAGCCTGGAGACCGCCGAGGCCATCAAGGCTGCCGTGCGCCTGGGGTTGGAAAGCCTGCGCGCTGAGCCGCCTCAACGCCTGGGCGACTGGGCGCAAGAGCATTTCAAGCTGGCGGGCGAGAGCAGCCACCAAAAGGGCGCCTGGGTGGCCTGGGGCTTTCAGGTCGGGATCATGGACTTCATGAGCGACGACCAGATCGAAGAGCTGGACGTGATGAAGGCCAAGCGCGTGGGTTACACCAAGATGGTCACCGCCTTCGTTTGCTACAACATCGCCCACCGCCGCCGCAAGCAGGCGCTGTGGCAGCCCACCGACGACGATCGAGACAGCTACGTCAAAAGCGAAATCGACCCGCTGCTAGACCCGCAGACCGGCGTGCAGGCCATCAACAAGGCCCGCAAGCGCGGCAAGGCCAACGAAGAAACCATCAAGTTCAAGCCCTTCCGCGACTCGGTGCTGCACCTGCTGGGCGGCAAAGCTGCGCGGGCGTACCGCCGTATTACGCTGGCCGTGTCCATCCTGGACGAAATCAGCAAGTTCGATCGCAGCATTGAAAAGGCGGGCCCACCCCGTGGCCTGGCACGCGGCCGCCTGGAGGGCGCGCCATACCCCAAGCTGGTGTGCGGCTCCACCCCGCTACTGAAAGGGCTGTGCCACATCGAAGACGCCGCAAACGAGGCTGAGGGCCTGGTGCGGTACCACATCGACTGCCCCCACTGCGGCGCAGACCACCCCCTGGCCTGGGGTGGTAAGAACGTGGCCCACGGCTTCAAGTGGGAACGCGGCAAGCCCGAGACCGTGCACCACGTCTGCCCCCACTGCCGTGCGTCCATCACCCAGGCTGACTACATGCCAGGCGGCACACCGCTGCAAGGCGCCTGGGTGTGCGAACGCACCGGCAAGCGCTACGGAATAGACCGCGTGTGGCGCGACAACAAGGGCATGCCCTGCAAGCCGCCCCGCACCCTGGCCGTGCATGTGTGGACGGCCTACAGCCCGCAGCGCAGCTGGGTCGGTATCGTTGATGAGTTCGAGAAAGCCCTGATCGCCTTGGAAAAAGGCGAAGTCGGCCCCATGCAGCTGTTCGTCAACGAAACACTGGGCGAAACCTGGGAGCTGGCCGGTGAACGCACCGACGAACACGCCCTGCAAGCCAGGGCAGAAGACTACAAGCTCTGCACCGTGCCCGTGGGCGGCCTCTACCTCACCGCCGCCGTGGACGTGCAGCGCAACCGCTGGGAAGTCACCGTGTACGCCTGGGGGCGCGGCATGGAAAGCTGGGTGGTCGATGTGGTGGTGATCGAAGGCAACCCCGCCGTAGATGAGGAATGGGATGCCCTCACCCTGCAGCTGCAGCGCCGCTACGTGCAGGACTGGCACGGCGGCAGCCTGGGCATCAGCGCCACCAGCATCGACTCATCCGACCAAACCCAGGCCGTCTACAACTGGGTGAGCAAAGTGCAGCACCTGCTGCCCAACGTGCGCGCCATCAAGGGCGACGGTGCAGAGGGCGTGCCCATCCTCGGCCCCAGCAGCTTTCAGGACATTGACTGGCGTGGCCGCAAGAAAAAGCACGGCGTCAAGCTCTGGCGCGTGGGTGTGGACACGGCCAAGGATCTGCTGCTTGGCCAGCTCGGCATTCTGGAGCCCGGCCCCGGCTACGTGCACTTCAGCAACGAACTGCCCCGCGAGTTCTATGAACAGCTCACCGCCGAGCAGCGCGTGCTGGCCAAGGTCAACGGCAAAGAGTCCTACCGCTGGATCAAGCGCCGCCCGCGCAACGAACAGCTGGATAACCGCAACTACAACATCCACGCCGCCATGGCCCAGGGCCTGCACAAATACACCGATGCCCAATGGTCTCGACTTGAGGCCCAGGTGCAACCGCCTGCCGACCTGTTTTCGCTTCCTGCGGCCCAGCCAATAAGCGCAGCAAGCTATCAAATCAATAGCAAGAAACCACAACATGCAAACACCAGACCAAGAGCCACAAGCCACGCTGATGACGGTTGGGGATTTGATCGCCGTGACTGACACTGCGCCTATCTTCGCTGAGGATGACGACAGCGCCACGCTGCGTGATGACGTGCGCTGCATCCTGGCAGAGTGCAGCCGCGACCGTGGGCTGGCTGTGTTCCGTGATGGGGTCAGGGGTGCCGAGATTGAAGCCCTGGCCGCAGAGGTGGCCCGCCGCCTGGCCCCCCGCATTGGTGGCCGCTACGTGCCCAAGCGCGGCGACAGCGATGCCCGCGCCAAACGCGACGCCGCCGTCTGGCAGGCATGGAACGGGCGCAACGGCGCGCAGATCATGCGCGACTTCGCCATATCGCGCCGCCTGCTGTATTCCATCCTGTCACGCATGCGCAAGGCGTAGCACAGCGCCACTGCCCATACTGGCATTTTTTGGCAGCGGGCAAAAGTAGTGCAGCTTTTTTAGATTTTGCACAGCCATGTGGGCACCCTTGCCCCCCATGGCATTCACCACACAAGACCTCGCCGCCATTGATGCGGCCATTGCCTCGGGCGAGCTGACCATTCGCGCCGCCGACGGCAAGATGGTCACCCTGCGCACCATGTCCGAACTGCTGCAGGCCCGCGCCGCCATCCGCGCAGACATTGCCGCCGCAGCGCCTACCGCCCAGCGCCGCCCCTACCCGCGCCACCAGCTGGCCGACTTCTCGGACTGACCATGGCCGCAAAACCACCCCGCAACATCGTTGACCGCGCCGTGGCGTGGCTGTCGCCATCGGCAGCCGTAAAGCGCGCCCAGGCCCGCCAAGTGCTGGCCTACTACGAAGCCGCCCGGCCAGACCGCCTGCGCAAAAACCGCCGCTCCACCGGCAGCGCCAATGATGAAGTGCTGCAGGCCGGTGGCACCCTGCGCCAGGTGGCTCGCCACCTTGAGCAAAACTACGACCTCGCCCTGGGAGTTCTCAACACCCTGGTGGTGAACGTGGTAGGCCCCAACGGCATCGGCGTAGAACCCCAGCCACGCAAAGCAGACGGCAGCATCGACGACGCCCTGGCCCGCCAGATCCTCATGCTGTACCAGGACTGGTGCAAGGCCCCTGAAGTAACGCGCCAGCACGATTGGCCCAGCGCCCAGCGCCTGCTGGCCCGTAGCTGGCTGCGCGACGGCGAAGTGTTCAGCCAGCTCGTCAGCGGCACCGCGCCCGGCCTGCAGCACGGCAGCGCCGTGCCGTTCAGCGTGGAGATGATCGAGGCCGACTACGTGCCCCAAGACCTCAACAGCACAACGCCCGCCATCGTGCAAGGCATCAGCGTCAACGCCTGGGGCGCAGCCACGGGCTACAACGTGTACAAGGCCAGTCCGCTCGAAGGCATGGCAATGCTGGGCGCATCGCAAACCAAGTTCGTGCCAGCCGACCGCATGCTGCACCTGAAGAACGTGCACCGCATACGCCAGCTGCGCGGCGTCAGCATCTTTGCCAGCGTGCTCAACCGGTTTGACGACCTGAAAGACTACGAAGAAAGCGAACGCATCGCCGCCAAGATCGCCGCCAGCATGGCCGCCTACATCAAAAAAGGCGCGCCAGACACCTACAACCCCCAAGACCAAGGCGACGACACCCCCCGCCAAATGAAGTTCCGGCCCGGCATGGTCTTTGACGACCTGCGCCCCGGTGAAGACATTGGCATGATCGACACCAACCGCCCAAACCCGAACCTGGAGACCTACCGCAGCGGCCAGATGAAGGCCATTGCCGCAGGCGCAGGCCCTACCTTCAGCAGCATCAGCCGCACCTACGACGGCACCTACAGCGCCCAGCGCCAGGAGCTGGTGGAGGGCTACGCCGTCTATGCCACGCTGGCAAACGAATTCATTGGCCGCATCGTGCGCCCGGTGTATGAGCAGTTCATTGCCGCCGCCGTGGCCAGCGGCCAGCTGCGCGTGCCTGCAGGCACCCAGCCCGGCACCCTGGCCAGTGCCAGCTACATGCCCCCCGCCATGCCGTGGATCGACCCGCGCAAAGAGGCCGAGGCCTGGGGAATTTTGGAAGACCGCGCCTACGCCAGCGGCCCCGAAATCATCCGCAAGCGCGGCGGCAACCCGCTGGATGTGCTGGAACAGCAAGGCCGCTGGCTGCGCGAGAAGGCCGCCGAGGGGGTGCCCCACAACGCAGACAAACCCGCGCCTGCGCCCGTCCAGTCCAGCCAGGATGACGACGGCCCCACCGCCCGCGCAGCCGCCGCCATGGCCGCGCAGTTGGGCGCGCCGCTGGCTGCTGTTGCGGCTGGCATACAAGCCGCAGCCGCCAAAGAACAGCCCGCCCCCGTGGTCAACGTGGCCGCCCCGGTCGTCAACGTCGGCGGGGCAGAGGTGCACAACCACCTGCCAGAGCAGGCGGCGCAGCCCGCGCCTGTGGTCAACGTGGCCGCTCCAGTTGTGAGCGTGGAGGCCCCCCAGGTGCACAACCACATTCCAGACCACCCCGCTCAGCCCGCGCCTACCGTGCATGTGCACAACGAGGTTCAGGCCGCCGCCGTGCAAAAAGTCGAAATCATCGCAATGCCAACGCGCGAAACCACCACCACCATCAAGCGCGACGGTAACGACAACATCATCAAGACCATCCAAACCGAGCAAGACGCCGAACAGGAGTAAGCCCCATGTCCATGTCCAACGCCAGCGAAACCGCGCTACTGAACCTGCTTTTCAACAACACCGATTGGGCCAATGTGGGCGACGCCGCTGGCCTACAAAACAGTGCCGCAGCGGGCAGCTTCTACGTCGCCTTGCACACCGCAGACCCCACCGATGCGGGCAACCAAACCACCAGCGAGGCCAGCTACACCGGCTACGCCCGCGTGGCCGTGGCCCGCACGGGCGGTGGCTGGACGGTTTCCGGCAACCAGGTGAGCAACACCGCCACGGTGCAGTTCGGTGAGTGCACCGCAGGCAGCGCCACCGTTACCCATTTCAGCGTGGGCCTGCTCGCCAGCGGGGCCGGTGACATCCTCTACAGCGGTGCCCTGTCGGCTTCGCGGGCCGTGTCTGCTGGCATTACCCCCTTGTTCAACCCCGCCACCCTCGTGGGCACGGTGGACTGATGCTCACCTACCGCTGCATCCATTGCGGGTTTGTGCTGGGCACCGCGCCCCGGGACGTAGAGCCATCCTGCCCAGACCAACCGGACGGCGCTATAGAGGTTTTTCAAGATGCCGATTCAGACGCTCAGTGACCTGAACGCCGCGTTTGACGCGGGCGCGTGGCACCTGCAGCGCTTCCAAAAGAACGCGGGCACGGCGCACGCCTTGCAATGGGCAGACCCCACCTTTGCCAGCGGCCAGCCTGCCTACGATGCGCATGTGGGCACGCCCATGGTGTTCACGCCCTGCGTGGCCCAGAAGAACGACGCCATTTACTTCCCAGGCATCCAGCCCGGGCAGCACCGCCACCTGACCAGCGCCACGTTTTGGAGCAACCAGGGCGCCTACAACGGCGCGGGTTCCATCGTCATTTTTGACCTGCTGGGCTACTACCCGCTGATAGACGGGGACAGCACAGACCTGCAGGAAGCCGACAACACCCTGACCTTGCCCCGGTACACCGATGGCGAAGGCGTGGGCCTGGTGATCGTCAACCACGTAGCCCCGGCAGTGCAGGGCGGCGTGGCCACCATTGCCTACACAGACAGCAAGGGCGTTGCGCAGAGCGTGACCGTGGGCGTACCAAACAACGGCCAAAACCTCGTTTGCAGCGGCGTGCGCAACAGCACCGCTACCGACACCGGCCCCGTGACCGTAGCGCTTGCCAACGGCACCACGGGTGTGCGCTCGATCGACTCCATTCAGTACACCACCCCGCCGGGCGGGCTGCACTGCGCCTACCTCATCAAACCCCTGGCCACCTGCCTGACGGGTGACCACCTGGTCGCGGTGGAGAAAGAGTTCGCCACCCAAAACGGCTTCCACTGCCCGCGCATCCATGATGGGGCATGGCTGGGCTGGTTTGACCGCATCGGCTCTGGCACGTCGCGCACGGTGGCGTGGTTCGGTAACTTCACTTTCGCATGGGGCTAGTATGGCAATTCAAAGCATAGACAACCTGATTTCAGCAATCTCCGCAGGCCAGACCGCCCGCTACGACTGGAACAAAATTACCGGCGCATCGGCCTACACCGCTGGCCGTTGGTACGACACCTCGCTGCTGGCGGGCCTGCCCATTGCCAACGCATGGGCGGGGGCTGCGCTGAACTGGCGCACCTGCGACGAGGCCACGGGCAACGGCACGCAAATCTTCGGCATCCCGCACGGGGGCAACGTCAGTGCCAACATCAAACACCTGCTCAACATGAGCGCATGGAGCACCGCCGCCACGGGCGTGCCGGGTACGCTGATGCTGGTGGACTTGCAGGGCTATTGGCCCGGTATCAGCAACAACACGACGAGCGCGCAGACCCTGGTGGGCACGCCCAGCCTGCGTTATGCCAACGGGGCCGGGTGCCGCTTGTATTGGGTGCAGACCGCCGCAGCGGGTGCCACGGCGCAAAACATCGCCCTGAGCTACACCGACCAAAGCGGTAACACCGGCAACACCCTGCCCGTGACCGTGGCCATGACCGCCTCGGGCATCGTCGGGCATATCAGCCATGCAGGGGTGGCCGCGAACAACTACGGCCCATTTCTGCCCCTGGCCAGCGGTGACACCGGCGTGCAAAACGTCGCCAGCGTGACGTTTTCAGCAGCCAACACCGGCACCGGGGCGCTGTGCCTGGCCCGGCCGCTGGCGCAGATCACTCTGTCGGTGGTGGGCCTGATGACGGAGAAAGACCTGCTCAACCAAATCCCCAGCCTGCCCCAAGTGAAGGACGGCGCGTGTCTGGTGTGGCTGTACGGCGCGGGCGCTGCCACGGCGGCGAGTACCACGTTTGCCGGGTCGATTGAAGTGGTGCACGGGTAATGGCCCTCTACCCCAATGGACGCTACCTGACCTGCTCGCCGGGTCGGCACTTCGGCCCCA